AGCATTGATACCCAGTTCATTAATAGTGAAACGGTTATCAATCATAGTCATCTTCTGGTTAAATTGTTCAGTTGCAAGCTTGTTAGCTAATTCATCTAATAAATCTTGTATATTTTGATTAACTGTTTGCTTCAACTCAGGAATCTTAAACCCAGCAACATAATCCTCTACTTGTTTAAGCTCAACTTTTGCTCCAATTGCGGTTGCCTGTTGTTCAAGTTTTGTATTCGCTTCAGTAAGCTTTTTCCCTTGATCGGATACTACATTATTTAAATTACTAACTGTGGAGGATAGTCCGCTTGCTGTTTGCTCCACATTAGACATACGCTTTTCGAATCCAGCTTGGCTGTTTTGAACATTTGTTACAGTAGTTTTTACGCCATCTACACCTTTTTCAATCTCGGTTGTTTTCTTTGTGAATTCATCAGTTGTTACTTGGTTTTCTGGAGCTGGTGTCCAATCCTGTGGTTTGTTCCCTTTATACAGAGCAACCCATTCTACAACGGCTTTTGTAGTATTACTTGGATAGTTATATAAACTTAACTTTCGTTCATTTCCACTTGTAGCCGCAACAGCTTTAAAGGTTACATACGTTATTCCATTAGCATAAACACTTGTTGCATATCCAACATTATTCGAACCACCATTCTGCCAAACCCCAAATTTCTGACCTTGAGGGACACTTCCCTTAATTACAAAGGTATATTCCTCACCTGCAAAGAAATTTTCAGTTAGAGAATATTGATTGATTAGATAATCTGTTTTTTCATACTTAATATTTGAATCTAATAAAAGATTACGTCCTCCAGCCTTATCGTTATTAACCTTTGTTTCTACACTTGTTAACTTTTCGGTGATTTTCCCTGCTTGCTCTTTAATTTCAGTTGTTGTTTGCTTTAGTTCACCTGTTGTTTGCTGTACATCAGATATCGTCTTTTTTGTACCTTCCACAGTTAATTCTACCGTACTTAATTTATCACTAATCTCACCATCTTTTTTAGTTAACGATTCAATTGAAGTTTTAAATCCACTTGAATCTTGTTCAAACTTAGTTACTTTCTTATCGATTTCACCTTGTTTATTTTCGATATTAGAAATTGTACGGCTAACACCTTGTAAACCTTCCTGTACTTTGTTAAACTGTCCTGTTGCTTGATTCTGTGCTTCTTGAACCTTTTGATTTAACTCTGTTTTTGTGGTTTCGATATCTTTATTAACCTGATCTAATGTTTCTTTTTTTACAGATTCAACATCAGGTACAACCGATTCCCACGCTGTACCTGTCCATATTTTTAAAATACCGGGCTTTCCGTTACTAATATCACGCCAAAGCGTCTTAAAAGGTTTAAGACCTGTTGTTGGTGGATTCTTAGATTCTATAATTTCAACGGTATTATTTTTAATATTCTCTTGTACTTTTTCAGCTAGTGCTTTTGCTGCTTCTGACTCCTTCTTTGCATTACTAGCGGTTTCGTTAGCTTCGTTCACTAGTTTATCTAGCTGGTCTATCATTTCTTGTTTATTGCCAAGCGAACTAAGAATACGATTGTAAATTTTTCTTAATTCCTCATTTTGATTAACAATCTCACGATAATCTCCGAATTCATATTTATCTTGCGTTGGGTCTGTAAAAGATTCATCTCCAGCTATTACTCGCGCTTCAAGATATAATTCAGGTGTAAACCCTGTATCTTTAATTTTGATAGTGTCGCCTTCGTTAATTAATTCGTGTTCTAGGCCGAAAATACGACCAATCGATTGCGCTTCCACTTCATAAGAGATTGAGGAATTGACACGCTTTTTCAATTCTATTTCCATAAGCGTCAGTAAACGTTTTGGAGTCATGTCTAATTCTTCTGTTTCTGGTGTATAAAAACCGAATTTATGTTGTCCGTGTTCATTCCATCTTTGAAATGCATCTGCATCTACGATATAGGGTAGGCCTTTATTAATGCTTTCAATAGTGATTACCTTGTCACCTTCACCTTTTACAAATCCAACTAAAGCAGTGCAAATATTACGTGTATGTTCAATACGCGTAACACCAACTAAATCTTTTCCTAATTCTATTTCTTTGCCTGTATCATACCCACGTTTTTGAATCATATCTACATACCAACCGATGATTCTTGAACCTTTAATCTCAACACGATATCGAATTTCCTGTTTAAATAAAGATGCAATCTTCTTTAAAAAAGTGAGTGGGTCCATATATTCATCGATGGTCATTGTATGAAATCCAGCATATTCAGTAACTCCACGCTGCCACTTCATACCTAAGAGTGCTAAATCAATAAATTCGTTGACCGTCTTACTCTCTATCCGTTGTGGTTTTATAATCCCTGATTTAGCAATTTGAATCCAAGCTCCTGAAGCATATGTGATAATAGATCGTTTATCCGAATTTTTTTCAGTCTCTGTAATAACATATGGTACGATTCTTCCATCGCGAACTTCTTTTAAAACAAGATTCTGTTGTTGTAACGTAACTGCATGGTCTGTTCCATCAAAAGCGGTGAAATCCAACATGTCAACATTATTTTTTAGTTCCCAATGCCGTTTGTCATCCCAATAGTCCTCTGGCTGGATAGCTGCGACGATTTGATCCGTTTTAAAATCCACAACATGCAAAATTCCGCTTGGTGTTCTCATCTATATCTCTCCCTATAACTAATTGTTGCATTTACATCAGGTGGCATTATATCGATACGATTTTCACCACGTATTACGACAGGGAAATTACTAAAGATTTCTTTTATATTGATTGCATTCTTTCCGTTGATTGTGACAAGACTTCTCTCAGTATCAATAACAATTTTATCTCCAGTATCAAAGATATATGGTTGTGCGTTAGATGGAACTTTGTTTACCTTCCAAATCTTTAAATCATCAATTTGTATTTCGTTAATAGGTTGATGATTATCCCACTTACAAATCGCAATCATAACTTGTGCAATTTTACGTTCTGTCATCGGATTTCCTGTTTCATCAATCCAACGTTCTACAAGTGAAGCACCATCTTTTTCTGTACCATCTATAAACTTAGCCACATATACAGACCAAACCTTACCCCGCCTTGCAATACGTAAACGTCCTCGGAATTGGTTAAATGTAGTCGAATAGAATCCACTTGTATCAACTATTTTTCGAAAACTATTGGGTGTTCCGCTATTTCCAATTGTCATATGTGCCCTTGTAATTTCAGCAGTCGCATATAGATCATTCATATTGATGCGGGATACCACATTACTCGTCTCATCTAAAAGAAAAACTTCAACACGTCCCATTTCACCTATGTTTTTGGACTTTAAAGTCACCCATGCCTCCATTTCAAAGTCTTGTAATGGGCCGCTCGGAATATTCTTCTTGGCTATGGCACCGTAGAATCCTGTCTCTTTTCCGTAATCTTCACAATATAGCGCATGGCCATTTCTTGATTTAAAACTACCTGTCCCTTTCATTTCCTCGAATTGTCCAGTAACAGGTGTCCACCCTATAGGAGTAACCATTTCATCCCACATGACTCTTTCTCGTTCTTGTACCGTGGTTTCTTCCACAGTCAGAGGGTAGCCTATTCTGAAATAATCACGATTATGCGGATACTCTCCAAACCATACATCTAAAAAGGTACTTGGTTTTTTTACAGTCATTTCAATTAAAGGTGGAGCTTCTACACTTCCTTTATTAGTAAAATAAGAAGTTGTTTCTGTAGACCACTCTTGAGTAAACTTGTGAGTATTTGTTTTCCCTAATTTATAGGGCATTGGACAAACAAAAGTAATAACACCTCTACCTCTATTGACTATTTCGTCCAAATCGACAGAACCATCAATTAATGCTAAATAAGTCCTGTCTAACTCATCATCAAAAATAAGTTCAGCGGGTTGCTCTGTATATAACCAATCCGCTAAATCTTCTTTTAACTTTTGTAAATCTGCCATATCTTTTTTCGCTTTAATAACAAGAGGAACGTCAATACGACGTTCCTCCGTTTCTGTATTAAGTAAAAGAGCCCCTGCGCGATGAGGGACTCTAACTAATCTTCTTTTTACTGGAGCCCATGAAGGACGTTTTCTTCCAACTAGCATTTGAATATAATCTTTTCTAATATTATTAAAAGTAAAATTGAGTTTCCCCAACGTGCTTCCCCCCTTAAAATTCCGATCTTCTTTTTTGTTCACGATCTTGAAGTTTTGTAGTATAGGTGTAACTTCCGTTTGCAAGCTCTTTTCCATCTAAAACATTAGTCATGTTTACGGTTAAATTCAGTTCTTGTTCTCCACCTGGTCTATTTGGGAATATTGTTTTTGCCATAGATGGATTGTTATAAGATAATTGCGGTTGCATATATCCACTGAAATCGCTAAATGTATTTTGCGGGATACTATATTGATTTGTTTGGAATCCAAAATCAAAAACAGATGGCATATTCCCCATTTGTTTCTTAACAGTTCCGACTACATTTTTTGCTGCATCCACAACAAACCGTTTCCCTTTATCCATACCAACTCCAACACCTTCTGGAACCGCGCTACCAACTGGAATCATCACTTTAGATGGACTGTTAATCTCTAGTGCTCCAGAAATAGTCTTTTTAATATCACTTGCAATTCCAGCAGCCTTGCTAAATAGACCTCCTGAAGCATCATCTATTCCTTTTCCAAGACCTTCTATGATTGATTTACCAATGGAACGTAAATTTATAGAACTGAAAAATTTTTCGACTGTATTCCATTTTTCTTCGATACCGCTTTTCACTTCGTTCATCTTATCTTTTACCGCTTGGACTTTTTCGCCAAATTTTCTCGAAACTGTATTTTTTATTTCCTCTACCTTGTTACTTGCAGAGTTTTTCATATCTTCATATTTGTGGGTAACGTCCGACCACATTTCTTTCATTTTTCGAATAACATCGTCTTTCATAGCTTGATATTTCGATTTTACTTGGCCAGTTTCCCAATCTATCTGATTTGCATGTTCACCAGCTTGCGCTTTTGCTTCACTCACAATTTCTTTATGTTTATCTCGAGCTGTAGAAACTGTACTATCATATTGACGTTTTGCCTCTGCAATGATTGCATTCGCTTCATCAGCAGTGATTGTTTTATTTTCATCACGCTGACGAATTGCCTCAGCAATTTTTTCGTCACGGGTCTTTTTCGCATCTTCAATAACTTTATCTCTTGCCTTTGCGCTATTCTCTACAACTTCTGCTGCCTGTCTAGCTGAAATTTCACTAGCCTGCACACGCATATTTTCAAGAATAACCTTTTGCTCCATTTGATTTTTAGACATATGCTCAACAGCAACTCTGTCCATTTCATCCTGCAATGCTTGTAAAGAGATCCGCTCGGATGTTGTTAATTCTCTATTTTCTCTGGCTGCCGTTTGTAGAATTTCTTTAATTTTATTTTCTTTCTCTTGTGTTTTTAGCTTCTCTTGTTCATAGTGCTGATTTAACTGTTCGATTCGTTTGTTCTCTTCTTCAGCGGTTAATACATACGAATCAGCAAAGAACTTTTTAAGCCCTTCAATTTCTTTTTGCTGCCTTGCGTTGGTTTTTTCAATGATTGTATTAGCTAATTTGTCATATTGACCAATCAACTTTTGCGACTGCTCTTCTGTTATTACTTCATGATTCAATCTAATTTCAGTTAACTTTTGTCTAATACCATCAGACAGCTTGAAATACTCACCAAGTACTTTCTTTGTGGAAGAACTTACTTTCCCTTCTGTATTTGTAGCAAAGCGATCTACTGAATCGATACTATCTTCTGTTGCTTTTTGATATGCTTTATATGCAACAACTCCAGTTCCAATGAGAGCGGCCGCTACTAGACCAATTGGTCCTGTTAAAACCGCAAGCGCACTTCCTAAGAATCCAACTGCTCCAGCCGCAATTCCAGCAATCCCACCGACTGATGCTAATGCAAGAGATAAAGAACCAATTCCTGAAGCAATCATTCCAAACGCTGCTAAAACAACACCTATCGCTGTAGCCACAGCTGTTAAAGCAAGAACAATACCACCTGTAATGGCAATTGCCTTTTGTACAGGACCAGGTAATGCATTGAATCCATCTACAAGCTTTTGTAGACCAGCAACAAAAACACTAACCACAGGAGCTAGTGCATCACCAATTGTTTTTTTCATTGTAGAAAATGCTGAATCTAGTAATGTAAGACGTCCCTTTAACGTATCAATCTTTGTGGCTGCAACATCAGCTGCCGTAACTTTAGACATGGAATCCCACATCTCATTAACACCTTTTGCTCCTTCTTTAAAGAGAATAGTCGCACCACGTACGGCATCCGAACCAAATAATGTTTCTAAAGCCATGCTTCGTTGCTGGTCTGTCAAATCTTTCATCGATTCATGAAGTGTCCCTGAAATATTTTCTAGACTTTGAATATGCCCTTGTTGATCGTAGAATTTTGATGATAAGAAAGCTGAACTTGTTGCTAATTCACGAAATGTTGTATCACATTTATCATTCCATTTCGTTACACCTTCTGTTTTCATTACATATTGTTCTAAAGCTACTTCTATATCCCCTACATTTCTGGAAGCTGGTTGAATACCGTTTTTAACTAAGAAATCAAAACCAGCCTGTGCATTATAAGTAATAAGTCCTAAATCTCTCATTTTGTTATATGCTTCTTTTGTTGAAGGATTTAACCTCATTAACATTGTTTTTAAAGATGTACCTGCATCAGAACCTTTTACATTTGTTATATATGAGCTCTTTATCTCATATTCTCCAATTTTCACTGGAGTATCGGACTATATCATCATCCTCGTCTTCCACGCTAGGATGGAACGCGCTCGTGGAGGTTTCAACGGTTCTCGCTTACTTCCTCTAGTCTCTACACCTTCTGAATATTCCTATCCAGCTTGGCTCGGTATTAGCATAGTTTTCACCGTAGCTTTCACCGAATTCACGTCCTTTACGCTGCGAATTTCTTCACAACGGGGCTATCTGTTAACCCATTCTGAGCAAATACCGCCAAAGTTGTAGCTGTATCTTTAAACGTCATTCCAGCCCCTGCTGCTACTGCTGATGAAGCTGAAAGTCCATATTTTAACTCTCTTACATCAGTTGCGGAGGCGTTGGCTGCACCAGATAAAATATTGGCAGCATCCGCAACTGAAAGATGGTCTGCTTTAAATGCATTCAGAGCTGTTGAAGCAATTTCGGCTGCTTCACCTAACTCTAATTCCCCTGCCGTCGCTAAGTTAAGGGCACCTGCCAATCCGCCGTTAATAATATCTTGTAAGCTAACACCAGCCTTTATTAATTCCTCGATACCTTGACCTGCTTGAACACTGGAGTATTTTGTTGTCTCCCCCATATTAACAGCCAATTCACTTAACTTTTTCATTTCTTCGCCAGTAGAACCCGATACAGCTTTCACATTAGCCATTTGTTGCTCAAAGTTCATCGATTCAGTGATTGCTGATTTTAAGCCCCGACCTATTGCGTAAGTCATACCACCAAATACCATACCGATTTGCATACCAGCATTTTGCAAATGATTACCTAATGTCTCCATGCGATTACCAAAGTTCAATAGACGATTGCCTTGCTGTTCTAATTCACGATTTGACTGCTGTAATCCAGTTTCAAATCGATTCAGTTCAGCTGTTGCCCGATGAATTTGTTCAGCGTATCTTTGTGCTGATTGACTCGCTTCGCCTTCTTCTGTTTTAGCACGATTATAGGCTTGTTGAAGTTCCCTAATCTTCTCTTTTTGTTTATCTACCATACGGGATAAAACATCTACTTTAGCCCTTGTTTGTTCTGTCGCATTAGAAAAACCGCCCATACCTGTTGTAATAGACTGAAATTCAGCTTGTAGGGATTTTAAAGAGTTGTTTAACTTATCCATCCCTTTTTGTTCAGCTTGACGGTTTACTTGCTTTAATTCATTTTCAAATCTATTTAAATCAGCAACTGCTTTATTAACTTGCGAAGCATATCGCTGGGTTGCTGCATCATTTTCACCTAATTTAGCCTTATTTTGATCATAGGCTTGTCGTAACGCTTTAACTTTCTCTTTTTGCGCATCAATGAGCCTACTGAGTGTATTCATTTTCGCTTGCGTTTGTTGACTAGCGTTAGCAAAACCACCCATACCTGTACTCACAGATTTTAATTCGTTCTGTAATGTTCTGACCGCACGTCCTGAATTCGCGATACCTTGTCGGAAGTTTACATTATCAAGGGAAAGCCTAACGACCAAATTATTCATTTCATTTGCCATAGTCTCACCCCCTCATTAAATAATGTTTTCTGCCGGAACTTCTATTTCATTAGAGCTTGCATTTTCCCTATTTGAATCACCTTGTTCACGATTCTTTTGATTCAGCTTTAAATAATGCCAAATATCCATTTCATTATCGATATGATGATGTTTATACCCTTGACGTAATAAAGAGAGGTAGAGCTCGTCCATAAACTCACTGAACGTTAGCCCTCCTCCCTCTATGCGTTTGGGTTTTCTTCTTCTTTAGATCCAGTCCTACCCCCAGCCGCTTCCACAGTTTCACTTATAATTGCGTTAATTACATCTGAAGTTGTCGATAAGAATTTACGGGCATCAATACCATCCCAATACTGATCTAATGTAAATTGACCATCATAAACTTTCACCACGAATTGAACCATTTTATCCATATCTTCTGGACCAGGATTGTTTGGGATTTCAGCAAGTTCAGGAGCCTGACGAATAAGGCGGGCTGGAATAAATTCCGGCATATTAAAAGTTTGTTTTTCTTTATTAATCATTAAGGTTAATTTCATAGTTTTTTCCTCCTAAATTTAATAAAAAAGAGAGAGCTTTTGCTCCCTCTTACTTTCCTGCTGGTGGTTGTGCCACAGGTTTCTCATATACCTTTTTAAACCAGTTATCTCCGATAGCTTTTGTAAACGTAGGTTCATCTTCATCCGCTGTGAATTTAGTTCTATCATCAAAATCACGTTCAATAAATGAACCTTTCAGTTTAGTTGTTTGGAAGTTTGGCTTATCTTTTTTAGTTTCAGCTTCTTCCTCTTCTTGTGAAAGTTTCCCTTTTAATAACCAAACATATCGATATTTTCCATTAGCCTTTAAAAAGCGCCATCCAATTGCTAAATATGGCTTTTCTCCTTCTCGTTTTTCGTCTAATACACCATCTGTAACTTCTGGAAATCCCTCAATGTCTGCCTTTGTTGATAATGACAATCCTCGAACTTCAATTTCAACCTCAACCTCACCATCAGACTCAGCAATTTCCGATTTTTTATTGTCGCTCCACATAATCTCGGTAGCTACTTTTTTAGATGTTTTAACCTTTACTGCACCTTCCATTTTTTTTACCGTACTGTAATCAATACCTGTTACGTCATCTTTCAATGACTTTGCATAAACAAGACTATCTACACCGACAGTTGAACTAATTTTAATAACTTCTCCAGCCATCTATAACTCCACTCCTTTCGCGAATCGCATCGCGTAATGAAAAATTTTCGTATCCTCTTCATATAAATCAGCAACCTTATAACGTGAGAAACCAATACTTTTCATGACCTCATTCACTTTTTGGTGGATTGCTGTTGTACTACCTTTTGACCAAATATCGATTTGGAATGTGATTTCACTTTCACTTTCATCATTATCTGCAAATCCATCTGGCCTATTGTCTAATTCAAAAAACGTAATACGTGGAAACTCTTCAGCATTTTTGGCTTTACGATAATACACACGTTTTCCACCTAATAAAGAAACAAGCTCCTGATTATTTTCAAGAGCTTGTACAATTTCAGGGCGTAAATTTATCATAAATTCAGCCCCATTTCATTCTTCAAGATATCTGTCATAGCACGTACCGCATCCGCTTTAGAAGCGTTAAAACCTGGTTCTATAAATGGATGTGCTGGCATTTTAGAAGTACCCCACTCTAAAAACTTTCCATAGAAATATGGAGAACGGTCCGCTTTGTCTATTCCAATCTTGATCGTTTTCACACCATTTTCCATTCGTGCCTTCGTAACGCGTATATTATCAAGCAAATGTTGGCCTGTACGCCAAGGTTCACTTTTGGACGGTTTCTTAGGACTTGAACTTCTCGGTTCACTTCTTTCTGCAATAGCTTTTCGAATTTGCTCACCACCAGCTGCAAGGGCTTTATCTTCAATCTTTTCTCCACGTAAACCCATCTGCTCTAATTCAGATATCAGGCGATCAAAACCTAAAAAATCAACACCATCAGCCATTCATTCCACCACGCTTCCACATGATTGATAAAGTGTGTTTTTCAGTTGGAATAACCGAAATAATGTCATAAATTACGTTCTTGTACTTAATCTTCATATCAGCGTTCACATCAGCACGATATCGAATTTCTGTTTCGCCTTGGATTTCGCTATTAGCTGCCGCTGCTTCAAAGTATTTTCGTCCCTTTAAGAAAGTAAAAGAGCCCCATACAGTAAAAGAATCCTTATAACCTTCTATCGGATCACCGTCTGGGCCCCTTGCATCATCGTCTTTTATTTGGAATGTAAGACGTTTATCTAATTTACCTGGATTCATGTGGAATCACCTACACAATATTGCAATTGGACTAATATTGACTGCAAACTAAATGCTAGTTGTTCAGCTTTTCCAACCGCTTCCCGATTTTCATGCCAATGAGCAATTAAAATACGAGCTGCTAATTTAGCAAGCTCGCTTTTTAAATTTACATTTTTACTTGTGGCATTCTTAATATACATTTCAGCTGCTATTACGAAAGATGTAATGAGATCGTCCTCCTCATCACCATCCACACGAAGATACTTTTTCGCTTCCTCTAATGTTAGTACCAAGAAGGACACCTCCTACCTTATTAAGCTCCTGTTTTAGGTGCAACCGTAATTTGTCCATACACAACTGCTTCTGTATCCCATGATGTAACGTCCTCACGCTCAATCGCTCGGAATTCAGAAGTATTTGTTCTCCAAGCATTTCCGCCTTCTTTGGTCATATCAATAGATAACTGTTTTCTATCCCAAAGAATAATGGCTTCTTTTAAATTACCAACAATGAAAGGCGCTTTCCCATCTTTATCTGTAGCAATTGTCTTATTTGATAAAGTAATAACCGGTTTTCCTGACAATAAACTACGTGTTGGATTTGTTGGGTCTGGTTGAAGAAGCGGACGACCATTTTTATCTTCTAATTGATCCAAGTAATTGAATCCATCTTGGTTAGTGAAAATATTAGCTCCGGCTGCAAAAGCTGGGTCCAATGTAACATTTAATGCTGTTTTAATGCCTTTGTAATCCACAAAATCTACCTTTGTCAATTTGTTAAGTTCCTGTAAAATTAGGTAGTTACGAGTAGCAATAGATTTTTTAGCGATCCATTGACGTAAATATTCTTCTAAAGCTTGATCTGTATCATCTAATAAATCATTTGGCACCGGTAAGAAGCCTGCGTAATCTTCAATAGCATAAGATAAACGATCGAATTCAGGAGAAGCAATTTCTTGCATTGCATTTGGTTTGCCATACTCAGATAATGGCGCAAAAGGTGTAGATGCTGCACGTTTTTCTAGTGTACGAGCACCCTTGTTTGTTGTGACAGGTTGTACATTTACATATTGTTCTAAGCTATCAACCGTTTGTTTTAATTGATTAATAGTTGTCGTAATATCTTCTGGAACAATATAGCCGCCATCTTTACCTGAATTCTCAGATAAGGCCGCTTTGTATTCCTGCATAACGCTTGCTTCTTCATGACTTAAATTTTGACCACGGATAGCTTTCATAAATACTTCTTTGTACGATGGGTCTTCGTTTTTAACTGATGATGGAGGTAAAACTCCTGCTTGTGAATTTACAGGGTCAGAAACTTGAATTTGCATCATTGCTAAATAATTATCTAATTCATTTTTTGCGCTTTTTGCTTCCTCGATTTTTGCCTTTGCCTCTTCATATTTACCGCTATTATTAAACTCTTCTGCTTTCGCTTTTAAGTCAGCAACTTTTTGACGTAATTCTTGTTCACGTTTATCCATTCGGTATTTCCTCCTTATATTGGCACAAAAAATAGACCTATAGTTCTAACAGGTCTAGTGCATTTTGGATTTTTAATTGTTCATTATTGTCCTTCTTTGGAATAGAAGGAGCTTTTGCTACAATCTTATTTGGTGTTTTTTGATATTTATCAAAGTAATCACTACTACAAGCTGCGACTTCTTTTGCCTCCACAACTTCTATATTGAAGTATTTTTCAGCTTCTTCACCACTTAACCAAGTCTCAGCATCTACTAATTGCTGAATTTCTTCAATTTCAATACCTTCTTTTAAGTTCTCTTTGTATACATTCATGATTCCTGATTCAATATTATCAAGGTCCTCTGCTGCTTTTCGGAAATCAATTGCATTTCCAACTGCATATGTCCAAGGCTTATGAATCATTAAGAATGCATTAGAAGGAATAACAACACGATCACCAGCTAGGGCGATTACAGAAGCAATAGAAGCTGCAACACCATCCACATAAACAGTTTTTTGTGCTTTATTGCGCTTTAACATGTTATAAATGGCTAAACCAGCAAATACAGAACCACCACCACTATTTACATAGATATTAAGGTTACTTTTATCATCCAATTGCCCTAAGATATTTTTTACATCATCAGGCATAATGTCAGAATCATCCCATTTCCAACCTGTATTATTTATGATGTCACCATAAATAAATAGGTCTGCTGATGATTCCGTTTGATTTTTAATAGTAAATACGTCTTTAATCGTCCTCACCTCCCTTCTGTAGTGCCCCTCCATTTGCTTTCGCTAATTGATATTCATCCGCAATTTCAATAGATACATGATTTAAATCAACACGATGTTTATCACCGTATTCCCCAATCCCATCCATATCCTCTAGTTCTAGCACTTTATTGATTGAGAAAGCACCAGCGTCTAACATAATTTTGTAGAATTCTGCTCTTGATTTAGAATCAGCACGTAATAAACTTGTTAGATTAAACTTTAAGTAATATCGTTTTTGCTCATTAAATGAAAATGCTTTATAAGAAAACTCTTCCTCATATTGAATAAGAATTGGACTCAATGTATTTTGAATAAAATCCAGCGCTTGTTGCTCAATATTAGAGAAAGTAGCACGATCTAACTCATTAATCATGTGCAAAGGAATATTAAAGATGTTCGCAATCTCACCTTTATCAAATTTCATACCTTCAATAAATTGAGCATCTTTCAAAGGCATTCCAACCTTTTCAAATTCTAAACCAGCATCTAAAATTGCAATCCTTTGAGCATTATTTAATCCTGTATTTGCCTCTTCCCATGCATCACGAAGTACATCTTTCGCCTCTTTGCCAAGTGCTTGTTGCGTTTTTAATATCCCACTATGCGCTGCACCGTTTGTAAAGAACTTACCTTTAAACTTTTGTGCCGCCTGTGAGCTGCCTATTGATTCTCTTGCAATTTGGATAGGTGGTTTCCCCTTTAAACCATCAGTAGACAATGTAGTAAGATGAATAATGTCATCATCAGGTATTTTTACAGGTGTACCGTCTGGCAAACTAGTAAAGTACCATAATTTATTTGTCTTCAGGTCCACATTTGGGGTTGTAACAGCCGGATTCAATACCCACAATTCTTTTGGTCTTCCATCCACACCCCAATGAATATTTATATAAGCATTTCCCCATGTATTGCGATGTGTTTCGATTAGATGTTTAAATTTAAATGGGCTTTGGTAAGGATTAGGGCGTCTTTCCAAAACAAACGACACTTGATGCGCCTTATCCCGTTCTCTTCCCTTCGCTGTCTTTTTAAACGTTTGAAAAGGAAGCATCGCAACACTATTTGCAAGGATATTAATACATCGATAAACTGTTGGGACACCTAAAGATGATTCAACTGTTACCTTTTCACCACTTGCGGCTTGATAGCCAAATAAGCTTTTAAACCAGGGAGAAGGATTTTTCAAATCTGTGGTATCCTGATTTCTAAATAACTGCCGAAAAATCAAAAGTTTCACCTCCTTTCTATCTTCTTATCATTACCACCCCCAACATTGTGAGAATAATTCCTAACAGATACCATCCATAAATCGGATTAATAAAAAAAGTCGTCCCTACAATAATGGATAACCCCGAAACGAATAGAATATCTTCTAAAATACTTATAAAAAATATAAAGAATCGCATGTCATTCCCCCTAGAATGAGAAATCTTGACTTAAAATATATGAATTTAAGTCCATTTCACCAGAATTGAGCATGCACCGAACATGTGAGTTAATAACAGCCGCTATCGGGTCGATTCTCTCTGTTGCTTTTGACTTGTCCAACATGATGTTTTCGTTGGCATCCTGTTTTGTTATAGCATTACTAACAGCCCAATTTAACACTGGATTGTTATTGTGAATGACTTTTTTCTGATAAACTTGTTCACGAAAATCCTTTGTAGGACCTGATAAAGTCGCCATTCCTTGACGTATTTCCACCACTGTATACCCTTCTGCTTCCATGTCTTGCATGAATTGCGTAGCATTCCAAGGGTCAGCACATATTTCTTTTATTTTAAATTTATTCTCTTTTTCCATGGTTTTAATATGTCTTTTAATATATTCATAGTCAACTACCGCACCAGGTGTTGTTGTAATCCACCCTTGCTGTATCCAAAGATCATACGGAACTTTATCTGTTTTTCTTTTCTCATGCAACGTATCTTCCGGCATAAAACTATGACTAATTACAATATACGTATCATCCTTTTTAAATTCAAAATCTACACTTGTTAAGTCAATTTTTGCTGATAAATCGACACCTACTGTGCATTCTAACCCTTTTAATTCGGATAATTCCACAGTTTCTTTGCAATCTTTCCATTTTTGCATATCCATGTAGCCATTTTCTTTCATATCTACCCATCTATTCATGTTTTTCGTGAGATAATTACGCATTTTTTCAGGTACATCAAGGGCTGATTGAAGTTCTCCTTTTAAGAAAGTACGTCCTTCTTCATAACTACATAGAATTGGATTTGCTTTCTCCCACACTTCTGCATTCGTAATCTCATCATCTTTATCTAATTCATTAACCATGACAAAATATTCTTCGTTTTCAATATCAATATTAGGGTCCAAAATCTTAGAAACATATTGATACTCTACACGATAGCAAGGATGGCTCAAATTGAAACCAGCTGTCGTTATAATCATCATGAGTGGATTAGGACGAGCCCCTGAACCTGACACCAGAACATCATAAATTTCAGAAGTAGGGTGTGCATGATATTCATCAATAATTCCGCACTGAACATTCAGTCCATCACCAGATTTTCCAGCATCTTTTGATAGCGCTGAAATAAAAGAATCCGTTTTAAGGTGTTCAATTTTCCCATACGCAATATTGAACTTTCCTTTTAAATCCTCACATCCATTCATTTGTGCTTTAATTTCATTCCAGACAATTTTACTTTGTTCTGTTTTCGTAGCACCAATGTAGACTTCTGACATATTTTCACCAAATGCCATTGCTTCATAAGAGCCTACACACGCTAAAGATTGAGACTTTGCGTTTTTACGCCCAACTTGCCAATACGCCTTTTTAAATCGCCTTAATCCTGTATTACGATGAACCCATCCGTAAATATTACTAAATACAAAAATTTGTATGGAATGTGGTTCAATTCTCTGACCTGCTAATTTTCCTTTTGTATGTTTAAAAAGAGACATCCACTTTAAGAAACGAAGCGCTTTTTCTTCCTTAAAAACATATGGAAAATCTTCAGAACCTTCACGCTCAATATCTCTTAAAAATCGTTTACAAGCTTGTTTATGCTTCTGACAAGCAACAACTTCACCATTTAATACATCATCACAGTAGTCCAACATCCATTGTCTGATCATGTTATACGTCAAACTCCTTCTCTACGTTTGTTTTCGGACCTTGTTTTATATTTGGAATAACAATTTTCGCTCTTGCACTTGGTGTAAGGCCAAACTCAACAGCCAAAGTCTTCATCTGTTCATGCAATTGTTTCTTCTTTGTAAGTAGTGGATGTGGAACTTTATTAGTTTCAGCTGCCTTATTGGTATATTCAACAAGGAGTCCTTCTTCTCGGATAATTTTGGTGCATTCAACATAGTCAGAATAAGCATCGCAATACGTTGCTAATGCATTCACATCTATGTTTGTAATAACGTCTAGCTCCAGCAATTCACCAGCAATTCTCCTAAACTCTTTCTTTGCAACTGAATCTAACCACGTTGGTGGCTTTACCTTATCCTTTTTTGCTTGTAACTGTTTTTCGGCTTTTAATCGCTGCTCAATTTCATCTTTTGTCAATCGATTTGAATTACCTTCTAATAAATGCAAATTAATCGGCTTCGCTTTCCTTCCTATGAGAACCACCTCCCTTGGCTGAACCCCCTTTTATAGAATAAAACGAACTTTTTATACGGAAAGCTAGGCGGCGGTCTCCAGGGAGTCGCCTTTTGCTTTTTCATGGTGGGGGGTTGTTTATGAATTTTTTCTTTCGAATTATTTTTTGTTTTTCTTTTCATCTTCTTTTGTTTTCTTATTGTGGCAAGCATGACAAAGTGTTTGTAAATTAGATGGTTCTAATCGTTTTGACCAATCAACACGAATAGGTATGATGTGATCGACTACATCACCTATCTTAATGATGTCCTTGCTTCTACATTGAACACATAGACCATGATCTCTACGATAAATAAGCTCACGCATATCCTTCCACAATCTTGAGTTGTAGAATGAACGTGAGCTTTTGTTTCGAATATGTTTGTCGTAATATCTTACAGTTTCTTTTTCCTTTTCGATATGTTTAGCACAATACTTATCCCGTGTTAGTTCGTTGCAACCTAACGACTTGCACGGCTTGAATGGTTTACTTGGCACCTTCCATCCTCTTTCTTAACCGTTTCATTTCATCCCCGGTGGCCAGATTCTTTTTATTAATCCGTTCATGACACTTAGCTATATCCGCTTGGTGCTTACGAATCTTATCGTTCACATATGCAGCAACATGCTCATGGCCACAATGAGGACAAATATAGAAACACTTCTCAATCTTTTTTGGAAGCTGTGTTACTTGTGGTTGCATATCGTAATCTTCATTACAGTTAGAACAGTAGACCTGCATCTGTCTCACTCCCTTAGAAAGAATATTCCAATTATATATTTACCAAATAAATACAAGTTGTTATAATAAATTTAACATTGCCATCAGGAAAAGTGATTCGCCCCCATGCGAGTTACTTTTCCTTTTTTTATGGCTATTGTTTTAAGAATTCATCTACCGTTTTATCAAGCAAACTAATCATCGCTTCTCTCTTTTGCTTTGGCGTTGTATTATCTTGCATCTCGTCAAATATAGGAATTGCATTTTCTAATTTCTGTTTATCGATACGTTCATTTACAAGATCTGTTCCTAACATTGAAATGAATATACCAATTACCACAGCTTGTTCTTGTTTAGTTAGTTTCATTTATTCTCACCTACAATAGTAATCTTTTCCGCTTTGATTAAAATTCGTTCCGCATTCTGATCCACGACTGAAGTTTTACCATCCTTGCTAATAGTAGTAACTAAATTTGTTTTCATTTTTGTTTCCTCCTTATTTCTCCTTAACATGTTCTTAAAGCTATTTCTTTTTCTGTTTCTGTAATTCTCGTAACACCTTCAGCTATTTGCTTTCCATTTAAAAGAACAGGAACTTCTATTTCAATTGAATCGTTCTTGTTAATAAACCTACCCATAACCTTTTCTAACTTCTCGAATGCTTCCACACATTCATTAACTGCAGCAGTCAATTCCTTAACGTTATCTTTCGCTTCTTTTGTATCAACTTCTACCTTCACTGATAATGCGCTCTTTTGTTCACTCATCATTTATCCTCCCCAAAAATAAAAAGCACCCGAATGGATGCTTTTCTCTCAATTATTAATTTATATTTCGATTGCGGTACGTGAAGTTTTATCCTTTTTCCAATTACCTAATGTTGCTACATTCATCTACGCCAACATTATTAAGTAACTGGAAGAAGAGCAAAAGCTCTCCTTAATAACGGTATCATTCAATCATTACCATCTGCTTGTTGGTTTCGGATTTTATGCGCCGTTATTACGAACCGTTTAGAAATTTAGAAACAACAATAGTGAGTTGTGTTTTCCGCCACTTCTCACAATACAAATATATCACGTTGATTCCAAAACAACCGGCACATTTCCTGCCAAAAAGCGGTCACGACTCTGCCACTTATTTTATATTTCAAATTTTTCAATCTCACCTATTAGTTCCACTTGTACACCGAAGATACTTTTTTTCATTTCCGTCATCTTCTTTTCAATAATCCATTCTGGATAATTCAATTCTTCTAAAATACTTCTAAAATAATTTGGATTTAGCTTTAACATATTAGGATTCCTTCCAGTATTCCTTTTATACTTAATTACTGCTTCTAATAACTCTTCATTTAACATGAACCACAATTACCTCCCCCTTATATTTTATATTTATGTATATACACCATGCAATTCCTTGATACTACCAGTTACCCATATCTTATATTTTGTGTAACTAAGCCAAATGCTACAGCCTTTGATATTCATAGCTTCATAACACTTCCTCTTTTGAGTTACACAACATAATAAAAATGAGTAACTGTATAGAATGGGGTAGAATAACATGGGCACCAATTTAAAGTTTTAATGTAATCCCAAAATAAAAATCCACTGCATTTAATTAATTTAAATAGTCAGTGGATTTTTATTTTTAGCAGGATTTTATTTTATTAGCTTGATAGTGATGAAATACAGCCAGAATTTCAACCTAAAAAGTTGGATTCCTATAGGTTAAATAAAATGAACAAAGTCTTTTACACTCTCTTCTTTAAGAACGTTTCCATAATATCCTTCCTGAACCTTTCATAATCAAACTGAAAAGCTACATTATGCGTTTTATAGCCTGGATTGGTAACAAAACGAAAGTCTGCAATGCTTTGACCAAACCCTTCTCCTTGATCAGGAATTACTTTAATGGGTACTCTCGAAAGGCTAACAGCCTCTCTATTCAGCAAATACCATACTGTTACAAAATCATGCATAGGACTTCCACTTATACCTGGATTAGACTTGGAGTAAAAATTATAATAATAATCTAACATAGGTTTAATGATGAGCCCTGCAAGATCCTGTGTATTCCCATGAAATGCATCGATTTGCTGGACCATTTCGGGTGTAACAATCGCATGTTGGGTCACATTTAAAGGAATAATTGTCAAGTTCTTTGCATGTTGCAGAATTAAGTTTGCTGCATAAGGGTCTGCGTAAAAATTAGCTTCAGCCACAGCAGTTACGTTACCTGGATAGAAAAAAGCTCCCCCCATGCAAATGCATTCTCTTACATTTCGCATTGTTTCTAAATTCAATACAAAAGTCGTAGCTAGCGAAGAAAGTCTTCCTAAATTGATGATTGTAAGATCTTCTAAATTTGATTCTATAATTTGATAAATATCATTTAAAGGATAAACTGGATATGAAATTTCAGGTGGAATAATAGGTCCTAATCCAACTTTTCCGTGTACCTCAGGGAAATACTGAATCAATATACCTGTCAACGGTACAGAAGCACCAAGGAATACAGGTATTTCTTCTCTTCCCGCAATGTACTTTAAATAGTTAATATTTCTTATTACATTTTCTCTTGATACATTTCCATAATCGGCCACGATTCCTACAAGTTGAATGTCTTTACGAAAAAAGGTGTACAGTATAGCAAACGCATCATCAATCCCTAAATCTGTAAACAGGAGAACCTTTTTTTGCATATCTCTTCCTCCAAAATTTATAGAATTCTACTTTCACCAATGATGTAATGATTAGACTACGCTTGTACATATATTTTTTATGTATTCTTAAAGAGTGGATTCTATTCACTTGAAATAGCTTTGCTCATCTAAATTTGATTTTATGTTCAAGCATAAGTTTCTGTTCTTAAGTCAATAAGCATGTGTTGCTATCCTTGAACAAAAAATCAATGATTAGATTTTAAACCTAGTCATTGCTTTATCCATTGCATCTTGGTTTACTCCTATATACCTTAACGTTACTCGTTCACTTGAATGATTGAATATCTCCATCAGCAAAGCTATGTTCTTTGTCTGCATGTACATATGATATCCAAATGTCTTACGTAATGTATGTGTCCCAATCTCTTCTAAATCAAACTTTGCTGCTGTAGTACTAAGTATTTTATATGCCATGCTTCTTCCGATTGGTCGATTCTTTCCTTGTCTGCTCTTAATTAAATACTCATAATCTTCCATATCTTCAATGTACCACTTTAACTCTTTTCTTAATGCGGCAGTAATCTGAATACGTTTCTGCTTACCTGTCTTCATTTCACGTATTGAGATATGGCTTCCCTTTAAGTCACCAACCTTCAGTTTTAGAATATCACTAATACGTAAACCTGTATTAATTCCCATTACAAACAAGATATAATTACGTTCACTCTTTTCTTTTAAATACTCTTTAATTTGTTGTATTTTCTCTGGATCACGTATTGGTTGAACGAAATTCATTTATTCATTACCTCCCGTTTCTTCTGTCTCGTAAACTTCTAACCCAAGTGCAAAAGCAAGTTTATAAAACGCTTTAGACTTCCAACGTCGATAGGTACGCTCTGACATCCCTATTTCGTTATAAACCATGTAATCACATACGTACTCTTCTTCTAAATAACGTTTATAAATAATATCTCTTTGAATGCTTCCTGCACGTCCGTTCCCTAATCGATTTAGAAACTGATCAATACGTACTGACATTCTTTCAAGCCACTCTTCTCTTTTACTTTGCTGAATATTTGCTATAGCAACATCTTCTAATGGCTTACCAACTGTATGTGTAGGACCATGCTCACGTATTTCATAAGAAGGAGTGACTTTCATTTCTTTACGCATCATCCCAAATTGTCTATGTATACGTACACTTTCCAACACACCTTCTAATTCCTTCTGTGTCGCTGTTCTATCGATTTTTGGTAAAAAAGATAATTGTTTAGTCATGTAAGACCACTCCTTTTTATTTTTAAATTACTTTTGTCTTAAAGCTCCGCGTCTACGTTCATAACGTGGACCATGAATACCCATTAAACCTTCAATGTCACGAGTGCTTAACTTCTCTTTTCGTTTCTTCTTAGTTTTCTTTTTTGTTTGATTCGATCGCTTTTTCCACTCACGTAATTGCTCTTTTAATACCTTCATATTTTCCCATCTCCCTTTTCAAAATAAAAAGGACACCTATTCCTAAAACAGCTTTAATTGCTGCTTTAATGAATTGGTGTCCTCTAGTTTTCTAGCCGGACTATATTCTGTTTGCTTTACTTTAAAATGCCAGCTTGTACAAAGATGTTTCTCCAAGCTTTATTAACTTGATACTTCTCCACTTCTTTTGTGCGACGAGCAATTGCTTTTCTAATTTTTCTTTTCTTCAAAGGTTTCATTCTGCTAACCTCACTTTCTATTCAAAGGATTATTTTGTTTGGTTTTTTATCCCGTTACGTTAATCCCCATATTCATCAAATAAATCTTCTGCATAACAAATCTCACAAACTCCCTCGTCATATCCCTCGTATCCTCGTTCTATTTCATCTCCACAATATTTACATTCCTTCATTCCCCTTTACCTCCATCCCTATTAACATATCCGCTAAGTTATGGGCTTCTTCCATATTTGATGTATGGAACCTAATTACTTTACCGTCAGGAAAATTCATTGAAGCTCCTTGAGATTTTTCCGTTCCGAACGTACTGCAATAAACTCCTGTGCTACACCACAAACACTTATCTTTATCTATATGACATGTACATGCACTACTAATTTTTCTCTTCCTCCCCTGAATAAAACTCAATATTCCGTCAATACTGCAGACAACCCATTTCGAACCATATTCCATGATTGGAGCAGTTAGCTTTTGCTAGCTGCTCTTTTATTTGTAACCGTTCCAAACAATATTTCGTACAATAAATTAGTCCTTTCTTATAATTTGAGCTCGTCACTTGAATTATAAAAATAGGCTTACATCCTATAACTTTTTCCCAGTATCATTCATATTTTATATTTGAAAAAGCTGCTCTGTTTTATAAAAAGGTGGTTGCGGAAACAACCGCCTTTTTATTTATGACAAAATGAAATTTTTATTAAAATGGAACTTCTTTTTTCTCAATATAAAGAGTCTTGAATTTCAAGTGACAATCATGTATTATGTGAACAAAGAGTAAGGTAAGAGTTACTCTTTGCCATTTTAGAAGAGGATTTGCTACACATAGCAGGTCCTCTTTTGTTATGATAAGCACTCACTAAAATAGCATATTGGTTAAAAACTAATTAACTAAAACCCAATCATTTGAAGATAAGGAGCGCACTTGAATAAATCCTCAAATCTTGTCCATACTATAAATACACTTAATTATTGAACTTCCTTCTTATCTTTTGAGAGCAGTTAGCTTTTGCTAGCTGCTCTTTTCATATTAAATAGCTTGTCACCATTTAAGTGAGTACCCATATATCACCACTAACAGACCATTCTTTTTCTCATAGGAGCCCCCTTTTAAAGAGCACTTGTATACAGCACTCTTATTTAGTACACAAAATTCTTTTTCAACTTCTAACATATAGAATTACTGAATTTAATTTTGTATTATATAGATAGCCTCTACACAACTTTACTATTAGCTTTGTCTAAAAAGAGCCTACCCTCACAAACAGGCTCTTTTTAATTTGTTTACTAATAAAAAGAGCCTTTCTATTAGAAATGTTTCACAATCATCAAAACATCACATATAATACCATGTACCCTTTACCAGCAAGAGGGATAGTGAATTTTTACCAAGAGCACTTCTGTAAGTGCTCTTTTTATTTCGCTATTACATAACGACTTTATTAAAGTTTTTTCATCTTTTAATCAGACAAGCATATATTATTGTGTAGGGCACTCCAGTCCATACGTTCAAACCTTTTACTCTAGGAGCACACGTATATGTGTGCTCTTTTTTTATTTACTTTTAAATAACGATTTTATTAAATTTTTTATACAAATTTTACATCCTTTATTAACTTGTTACTTTTATTTTCCCTGGAAAAATAATAAAGTTTGTTTGTATTTTTTATTACTGCCCATTTCCTCTCATTCTGCATTCCTATAAATAGACAACAGCATAGGATAAACAGGAAATGATAAAATCATGAGAGGAGCTTGGATATGCAATATAATCCACGTTATTATCAATGTCAAAGCTCAATGGATTGCTTCTGGAATAACAATAATTGGATTTTCGGTTGGAATCCTTATTATTACAGTTACAACAATAATGCTTGGGACCACAACCGGAATCCTTGTTGTGAATATGTTAGATTAACAGATTATGGAGCTAAACCATTTGTATTGAATATTAACCAAGCCACTAAACAAAACAATACTTACCGAACCGCTATCTGGACAGGAAAGAACTTACAAGTAACTTTAATGAGTATTAATGTTGGCGATGACATAGGTTTAGAAGTACACCCTACAACTGATCAATTCATACGCATTGAAGAAGGTCAAGGACTCGTTCAAATGGGTGATAGCAAAGATAAATTAGATTTTCAAGAAATGGTCTATGATGACTATGCGATTATGATACCTGCTGGAAAATGGCATAATGTAATCAATATAGGGAATACACCACTTAAAATTTACTCTATATATGCACCTCCAGAGCATCCCTATGGTACAGTTCATGAAACAAAAGCGATTGCCATGTCTAGTGAAACAAATCGGTATTACTAATAAGAAATTGTCTTAGTCTTAAACAAAATTATTGCTTAAATACTTCAAAACCATAAAAAATTTAAAATAACTCTTAGTCAGAGAGCCCCTTAAAAACCACTCTTTAATTTTTAAATAAAGATTTCATCTAAATCCATTCACTAACCTCATACCATGACATACAATAATAGTGCCTTTCTATATAATGTGAGTTCGTCACTGTCGTTATAATGAGGTATAAGGAGCGCTCTCGATTAGCGCTCTTTTTATTTAAATAAAGATTTTATTAAATTCCGTCACCATTAGGCAAAAGCCACGTATATTATTATGGATTGTTATTCATAGTTTTGGACGGAGCACCCTGGTCAGGTGCTCTTTCTTTATACACATTTAGTAAACATCTTTATTACAAATGAATACCTATTTAACAATTAAAACCTTTCTATAAATCGTATACAGTTCCATAAGGGATTGTTGAAAAATATATCCCATCCCCTGAAATTCCTGTAGGGTTATAATATCCACTAGGTATATAGTATGGCTGCATATCCAGATACATAGGCGGCTGCATACTTTCATACATTTGTTGTTGCATTTGCAACGCTTGATGAACAGCTTCAACTGTACTATGTGCGGCACTATGTGTTATAGCATGAACCCCAACTGCACCATGAGAATGTACTCTAATTTGATTACTTATATTCGAATAAAGCATTATCATTCAGCTCGCTTTCATATGAATCGTTACAAAACATATTATGAAGATAAAATTTATAGTGTTAAATCAGAATTTAATTTACTAATTAGCTATCAAGTAAGGATTTTGTAATATTAATTGAATACATATTCCTCAAAAACTTTAATAAATGAGCAATTTGACCAATCCATCGTTTTACCGTCCAATTTCCTAATAATGAAATGTTCCCATCCATCATCACCTTTAAATCTGTTTTCTAAGTATCCAACTCGATGAATTGCTGCATATGCGAAAGCTGAAGATGTTTCGGTAACTAAATCACCAATTTCAATTTCTTTCATTCTTTCAAACTGCTTTTGTGATCTTGCTGTTACAGCACTCAAGGTATGATTAAATGCCATTCTTGCATTTGCATCGATAATTTCTGCTAATTTTTCAATCTCCATTCCGTTCCCCTCCGAATAAGAATTTTGTATAGTTATCATTTGATTAATCATATTTAAATTTTTTTAACATACTTTAATATTAACTAGGAATTACACTACCCCCCAGTAGACTGTAGTTCCTGTAATTGAGCCTATGGCTCTGGCTAGAACCTGTTATAATTAACAGGTTCTATTTATTTTCATTCTCTATCTCAGTCAAATAACTATTTTGTTTGATTTTAGAATCCTATTGAATTGGTACTGTACTTTTTAAAAAACCTCTTTAATATCGCTAGGTAAGTACAGTACCAATTGCCTATTATTAATAAGATAACTCTGGTCTTTCTTCTGGTACGATGGAATCACTGTCATCTATTTCATCAAGAATTATTTGCGTACGATCTTGATTCATTTTCATTAATAGCAGTTCAAATGAGTTTAAATTTCTTAAAGATTTTAAATCAGGAACATTATCATACTGCATGTCCCATCCTTCACCTTTTCCTGATTTCCATTTAGATAATCGAATGGCAAAGTTCATTTTCTCATCATGATCACATTCAAATACTAATGTTGCATATTTAAAGGAACTCCAATCCCTGTCATCATCCTCAACTACTTCAAATCTAACATCCACATATTCATACGTTGGTTCATCATCGTAATCAACTTCTAATCCATCTGTTTCTACATTTTGTTCAACATGTTCTTTCCATTTATCAAATAAGTCTGTTACCTTAATTTCTTTTTCTGCTGCAGGTATCATTAATTCTTGGAAATTACTTAATAACTTTTTGTTTTCTAATGCTGAATTCTTTAAAACATCCACCATTACGCTATCTAATTTAGTTATATAATTCGAGTAATCATATTTTTCTAGATATGGAACCATAACCGATTTCACTTTTTCTTCAATCACTTTTGTTAAATCGCCATAAGATCCAAATAAACTTCCTAATGCATTGTTAATGCCTTTTTCTAACTGTTCCTCAATTAACTTCTCAACCATTCCCTCTGCTAACTTCTTGCCAATCACGTCTTTAATGCTATTTTCTAAATTCATTATTATCGCTCCCTTATTTTTGTTTTATATTCAAATAACGCTTTGGTTAAATTTTAATTGCTTTATTTCTCCCAGCTCGCCTTATAAATTTCACCTGTTTCAATGTTTTGTAGATTGCGGTATTTTTCTCCATCAATAACTCTTAATCCATATTTTTCTAACATCTCTGAGTTTTCTTCATTGTCTAGATGACCCGCAAAAACCATTTCACCTGATTCAATCTCATACACATCGAATTCGTAATTCCAAGCAAAGTAGATCGCTTCTACAACATTTTCTTTTGGAAGGGCATAGAAACACCCTTCGTCCCAATCCCACATTTTAAATTTGTAATTATTCTTCAAGAAAATCATCTCACTTTCATACAAAATTCAAATTTGGTCATATTTCACATCGACACGTGCTTGACTTGCTTCTCGACTAAATCCATCCGGATATCTTTTAGCTAATTTTGCAATATTCATTTCAGCAATATCTTGTAACGTATATCCTAGTTCGTGCGCCATAATTGATACATAATACATAATGTCCCCTAGCTCTAAGGCTAATTTATGAGTATTTCCATCCTCTTCTCCTGGACCATGCGATGGTTGAAAACTATGCCCATGATAAATTGCTTTTTTTACGATATCAGCAACCTCACCAGCCTCTCCCGTAAGTCCTAAAGCCGCATTTGAAACACGTCCACCAAAATCAGTTTTGTTATTCCAAGTACGTAATGTCACTTCTTGATAATCGTTTAATTCCCCGATTGATAAAATACTTGCAATCTGTAAAACCGTAGCTTCTTTTATAACCTGTTCACCTTTTCTAGCTTCACTAATTAATTTAGTTGCTTCCAATACACCATTTTCCATAACTTTCATTTTCATCTACTCCTCTTAACTAATATTTTTATTTTTAGACTTAGCTGGTGTTGTCGCTGCTTTTATCGGGTCCCATCCATAACTCAATCTAGATCTGAAAGTACTAGCGCTTATGCCGTTTGATTCAGCAATCTTAACAAGCTCCTTCCTATCAGTTTGTTTGCGGGTTGGAATACTTGAAGCATCTTTAGGTCCCAACCGTTATTTACCCTACTGTAAAAGGTGCTTGAATTAATTCCATTTTCCGTCGCTAATTTTAACCATTTATTGTATTTTCCTTCGTTCATATGCCAATATGTTCTCGGTGGTGTAGTCAAAGCTTCTTGTAAGTCCCAACCGTATCTGTACATTCTCATGTAAAGAACCCTTCAACTAAAACCATTTGCTTCTGCTTGCTGATATTCCTCATCAGTTAACCATCGATTGAAAGCCATCAATTTCCCCTCCTAATCTAGTTCCAGAAATTCTGCTCTAGTACGTTTCGAATTAGTTATCCTAATCTTCTGAATACCTTTCCCGTACTCTTCTATAGCTGCATTCCAAGCTTCAACTTCAGTTTTAGCATCAAAACAATCCATCTTTTGCCGTTCCTCTTTATCGTAAAAATGCACTTCGTAGCTTGGATTCAAAAACTTTTCACTGGTACTTATTGCGTCATAGTTGAAACTACCCATAACATCATCAATAGTTAATTGCTTCATAATCGCATCCCCAGTTATTTTATTTTTTCTGTGATGGTAGTTGAAACACGATCAACTTTCCCACCTTGCCAAGTGATTACTTGTTCCCCAAACCCTGTTACTGGAGGATTCAGTGGAGTAACCTCACCATTTTTAACCACATAAATTTTATTATCAGTAACATCGATTTCAATTTTCGTAGGCTTCATACGACTGAAATCCTCCTTTTTCTTGTTAGCTAACTTTTTGTTGATGCTTACGTTGTAAGTCTTGTTTCATTGACTCAAATTTTATTAACCACGCTTGCCAACACTTATCATTTTCTACTTGTTGCTGAATTGCTACTTCACAATTACAGCCGTTCGTTTCAATTACACCCGGATAAGTTTCTTTACGAATAATCCCTGTATCATGACATAATGCGCACATCTTTATTTCCTCCTTTTATACTTCAATAAACCTTTGTAAACGTTGTTTCGCTATCTCTCTTCTATAACTAGCCGCTTCATTTTTTACAGTTAGACTTGTTTCAACCATTCGGTCATATGAACGTTTGCCAACTTGATGTTTTAATTCTTTGGGTTCTAAATTACTCGTATACAGAGTAGGAAGTTCTTTTCTATACCGACCATCAATGATATTGAACAATTTTTCTTCTACCCATTCCGTAGTTTTTTCCGCTCCAATATCATCTAATATAAGTAAGTCGCATTCTAAAAGTGCTCTCATAATTTGTGTTTCATTTTCTTTGTTTTCGCTGTTAAACGTACTTCGAATGCGTTGTAAGAGTTCTGGAACGCTTTGAAATACGACGATGTATCCTTTTTTAGAAAGCTCATTTACAATCGCGGCTGCTAAGTGTGTTTTACCATTACCAGGTTCTCCCCAAAGCATCAATGATTCCCCGTTCCACTCTTTAAAAGTCTTCACGTATTTCACTGCAACTTTATAAGCTGTCTCTGATCCATTTCTATCTAGAAACGATTCAAATGTACTTTTGGAGAACCTTTCTCCTAAGTTACTAATGCTGAACAACTTTTCTATTTCTCTCTTCTTAGCAAAATTTTGAGCTTCACGTATTTTAGCTTCTTCACGTTCTACAACACACTCACATGTAGGGAGTATTTTATTTTTAATGCGTAACTGCGGAACTTCTACAGTAATTGCTGCGATATATTTATTACAGTGTTCGCATGTATACCCTTCCGTTTCTTCACTACAAGCCGATGTATTCACTATCCGAGTCATCACTCTTCCGATTGATTCCGACACGTTTTTTCACTCCTTTATTTCGTTGATATTCCGTTTCCAAAGCATCAACATCTTTTAAAGTTTTCACGTTATGGTTAACCCACTGTTTTAAAATGCCCTCAGCATAATTCCATTTCTTCTGCTGTTTTAAAGCACGTTCCATAGCCGCCTGTACCAGTTCCTCGCTTGTATCGTTTACCCATTCCGAAATACTCTCAGCTATGAATGAATTTAAAATACCGAAATTATTTTCGTAGAAAGAGAAGATGCTACTACTACTTACATTCTCTGTAGTATTCTTTGTAGTAATCTCTGTATTTGTCTTTACTTTAAAGTCAGGAGCTTCATTACTTTTATATGAAGAGGTACCTGATTTTGAAGTGACTACCCTCTTTACTTCAAAGTCAACAGGGTCTTCTTCGACTTGTTGATACATACTTGATATGCTTTTTATTTCACTTACTTTAGGCTCAACGAACATTACATTATTTAAAGTGATTTCATTTACAATGATTGTTCTAAATTCGATTATGATTAAGTTCATATCCACTAATAAGTCACAAGCTCGTTTAACTTGTAGTTTTGAAAACCCAAATGTTTCTGCTAATTGCTGATAACTCTTTTGTAACTTATCTGATTTGAATTTTTTCTTATAAGTAATCTTGCCAGTATATTCATCTCGAATAACTGTAGGACGATACCAATAGACGATCTCGCTCAATACCATAATTGCTACAATGTGAGGCTTACCATTACTAAAAGTGATGTAATTAAACCATTCATGATCCACTACATTACCTTTGAAATTTAATCCACCAATTTCAGTTACTACGTTTGCCATAAATATTTACCTCCTGATACAAACTGCCACATATGCTTGTCCACTTTTGATTATTCGTTGAATTTCATAATGCGGATAACCAACTTTGAAATACTGTTCAATCATTTCTTTTAATTCATCCTTGCTCTCTGCTAAGTTCCAGAATTTATTAGGTAATAGCACTTGATATTCAGTTAAACGCATGTACTATTTCCCTACTTTCCGTGATATACTTATAACAAGTGTTTTTTCTTAAAGGACCCACTGCCATGGGTCTTTTTATTTTGTTCTACGTCACTCCAAGCCCACCGTTTTATTGGTTCGTAAGTAATGTAAAGTAGCAATACACTAAATGCGATAAATATTGCGAATGCTACTAATGATGTTGTATCTTCCACTAGATCACCTCCTTTTGTGCTTCTAACCATGCTTCCAAATCTTTTTGTAGAAAAAGTAGTTTACGCCCTTCTCTTATCACTGGAAACTTAGGATGATTTGCTAATTCATACATCCTACAAACCGCTATGTTTAAGAAAGCTGCTGCTTCCTTTACTCGCATTACCTTGTTTGGTTGTGATTGTTGTTGGAATGAAGCTAAAGCTGCTTGAATTTCTTCCCGAACAACTTCGCGAATTGACTCTTTAATGATTTGATCTAATCCCATTTTGTTTTGCTCCTTTCTAATTTACTTAACCAAACACAACTTAACTTTAAGTTAAGTTACGGACAAAAAATTTTGATTGCATCTAGCTTCACTTTAAAAAACTCAGCAATTTTTACAATTAAATCATAATAAGGTCGACGCTTCCCGTTTTCAATATACCAATAATAAACTTCAGTAATACCTACGGCTTCAGCTACTTCCCTACATGTATATCCCTGTTCTACACGTAGCTGTTTTAGAGTTTTCATAAACAACTCCTCTCTTCCGTTTTTGTTGTTATTTACATATTAACTTAACTTTAGGTTAAGTTCAAGCATTTCCCAAAACTTTTTTTAAAAAAATTACCTTTCCACTTAACTGATAGTTAATATATAATGACAGTGTGACACCATAATAGTGATTTAAAAAAATAATTTCATATAAAATAAACTTGGGGTGTTTTTTATTATGTTTAGTCATGAGAGGTTAAAATCATTAATTGAAAAGAAGGGCATCACCCAACAACAGCTAGCTGATGTAATTGGTGTTAGTCATGTTTCTGTTTATAATTATGTCGAAGGGAAAAAAGCACCCGGTACACGTACACTTCAGAAGATAGCAAATTATTTAAAAGTAACAACGGATTATTTGTTAGGTTTATCTGATTCACCAGATTTAACAGCGGGCCAAGATTTACAGCTAACAAAAGAAGCACACGAAATTCTTCAAATCATTAATGATTTACCCGAAGAACAACGAAAAAAAGCATTAGAACAATTAGAGATGTTTGTGAACTACGAGAAATCTAAAGGAAATATGTAGTGTAAAAAGACTATCAAAAAGTTAGATAGTCTTTTTTACATAACTTTTTCTTTTTTTGTTTCACTCAAACAGATAGAAAATAATGCCTCTTTCGGATCATCCTCTTTTTGCAAAAGTAATAAAGCTTGTTTAATTAGATTAACTTCCCCTTCTTTGCTCTTCATCTTCTTCTATCTCCCTCTTTGTGTTTTTGTATTTTTTTTACAAAAATTTCTTTTTTCTTTTTTCAGCAAAAAAAGAAATTTCTCCCAAAATTACAAATGACATCGTCAATTAAGACGATGTCATTTGTAATATATATAAACTTTTATTATGTATTTTACCAACCACCACCAGGGTCAACCATCATTTGTTGAACTGTAGGTTTTGGATCATTTGTACTAGGTTTTTCTTTTATAGAATCAGTGTTAATAAATAATGTAGCAGCTATTAATAGTGCAGGAATAATTTTAATTATTTTTTTCATTATTTCACCTCTTTCCGAAGACAATTATACCAATTATTCAAATTAAACCCAAGTGCATTTTTGGTAAATTCGAATAAAATATATTCCCTGACTTTTGACACATCAAAAGAGAACGTTTCATTAACTCTTCTTTTTTAGTACCTTCATATGTTAAAGCTAAATATGCAGTCTGTATGTCTGTTAAACTTCCATTCTTCTCTTTTAATTGATTCAATAGTTTTCTCGCCTCCATTTTGTTACCTTGTTTAATCTTTAAATATGCTAGTTCACCTAAATGAACAACATCTAAGCTACTAATTTCTTTATCATGATGAATCTTTAGAAATGATAATGTATGTTGTACCATTTTTCTTTTTTTCTCAATTCCATTATTCTTACTATCTCCTATCACTTCTAGAGTCTTTTCCAAATAATATCTTGATCTCTCATATTCACTGGCTGAAAAAATATACGATTCACCTAACTTTAAATATGCATTTACTTTTGGAAAAGAAAAAAAGTTATCCCATTCAAGGTCATCTAATAATTCCATACTAACATGCCTTGCTTCAATGACTTCACCACCCTGCAACGAAGTAACGGCAATTGCTTCTTTATATCGTAATTTATAACATTCTCGAATGTACCTATTACTTATTTTATTTATTTTTATTTCAAGAGATTTTAATCGCTCAATTAAAGAAGTAAAGTTACCCGATTGATATTGCGCTTGACATAATAAAATTTCAATTAACACTTCCATCTCTATTGTTCTTATTGATTTACTTTCCAGGCTTAATGCCTTATGGTACTGTGCAGCATCAATTTCACCTATATATCTTTTATATATAATTCGATACACATTAGCAAATTCTCTATTTTCTGCTACCTTTGATTGTGATTCACTATTTATAATACTAATTAATAGATTAAACTTTCCTCTTAAAGCTAAATCTTCCATTGCCTCACGTAAGTTTTCTGATTTTGGTTTCGTTACATATATATAATCCATTAATAGATTTTCTTGAACCTGTATGCCTTTGTTTAATAGGATAACTGTTTTGGAAAGAAAGCCAAAACTCATGTCTGTGTTACCTTTAAAAATTTTTGTAACAGTACTTGGCCTAACTCCCCAATAATTTGCTAGTTTATTTTTCCTTATTCCAGCTGCACATAACTCTTTTTCAATTTGATTTAGAGCTTTCCACATGTTTTGTCCCCCTTATTGGAACAAGACACACTTCCCTATCATGAAAACGCACCTTAATGATGAAATACATCTAAAGGCTGTGTTATAACTAGCCGTATATGTTACGCATAGTCGTAACTGAAAGGCTCATGGCAAATGTTTTCCCTACTACAATTAGGGCAAACGGTGTAAAAGTGTTCCCAGCACAATTACACACGATATGGGTCTTTTTCGTTCCGTCAAATTATATTATTAAGAATATTCTATCATAAATAACCCAAACATCTATTCTCTCATATTCTGAAAATACTTGAGAAAGTTGAAAATATTAATATACGTCTTGTTTTTTAGAGCCTCAATAAAATATGCAATATTGCATTTGATAACTAGAGTAGATATTTCAATATTTTTTAACAACAAATGAAAACTCTACCCTATAACTGAATTTATTTTTATATGGTAAAATATATCCATCGCTGATATGTCCAAATATGTAATTTTCATAGCAGCAAAATTACAACTAGACTTATACAACATGATTCAAAACAAATGAAGGAGTGTTTTAAGTGAAAGGACATATTCGAAAAAGAGGAAATAAGTATTGTATTGTTATTGATATCGGACCTAATCCAGAGACAGGAAAAAGAAGACAGAAATGGTTTTCTGGATATAAGACAAAAAAAGAAGCACAGGCTGATGTTGCGAAGAAAATTACAGAGTTGAATGAAGGGACTTTTATAGAGCCGTCTAAAGTTACCTTAGAAGACTACCTAAATCACTGGTTAGAAATTAAAAGTATGAGTATAGAAAGGAGTACCTTTGTCGGCTATAGGGCATTTCTCAACCAACATGTTATACCTAGTATTGGAATGGTCGCACTCCATAAATTAAATGTTATGCACATTCAAAAGTGCTATAAAACCGCGATAGATAAAGGTATTGCAAACAATTCTGTTCTGCTTATGCATAGAATTTTAAAGAGCGCTTTAAATCTCGCTGTAAAACAAAATATTATTTCTCGAAATCCAGCTGATTTTGCTGAGATACCTAAAAAAGAAAGAACCTCTATCCAAACTTGGACAGAGGAAGAAGTAAAAAAGTTTCTTTTGCATTCACAAGAATCACGATATCACATTGGGTATCTTCTTGCAATAACTACAGGTATGCGTATGGGTGAAGTTCTAGGCTTACGATGGCAGGACGTTGATTTTGAAAAACATACCGTTACAATAAACCAAACATCTGGCCATGACAATAAAATCAAAAAAACGGCAAAAACAAATTCTTCAAAACGCACCATTCCTGTACCTAAAGAAACTATAGAATGCTTAAAAAAGCATAAGGTTTTAATTAATCAAGAGAAATTAAGGCTTGGTTCTGCTTATCAAGATTTTGATTTAATTAATTGTAATGAGTTTGGGATGATTATAAAAAAAGCAAATTTCAGAAAAAATTTTATTAGAGCGATACACAATGCAGGCGTAAAAGAAATTAAATTCCATGATCTAAGACATACACACGCAACTATACTATTGAAGCAAGGAGTTAATCCTAAAATTATCAGTGAAAGATTAGGTCATACAGACATTTCAATGACATTGAGTGTTTATTCTCATGTTTTACCGAACATGCAAGAAGAAGCCGTTAAAAACTTTGGTAAAAGCATCTTTGGATAACTTATGTTTGCAAAATGTTTGCAATTCATAAAAATAGGTCAAACAAACGTTGTTATATCAAGGTTTTTTTAACCTATCATCTTATATTCTTGATAAAATCTCCGAATTCCAATTGAAACATTTAATAATGGAATATTCTCTCCTCCGCGTGTTATATATTCGAACCGAAATACGTAGGCAAAATAGTCTTGTGTTTTTTCATCTTTAATAGGCTCTGACATCGCCTCACAAATATTTTGTGTTCTAAGAGGAGAAAAATATATATCTTCTTCGTTTATATTTTCTAATTGTACAGGACGTTCACAAAAAATATGTGAAATTAAAGCGGGCACCCACTTAGAATATACTTCTTTATCATGTAATACGGTTAAATTAGAAATTAAATCGTAATGCCATTCATATTTTGGCGATTCTATTAATTTATTAGGTTTCCAATCATGAATAATCTCATACCAACTTTGAAAAATATAATCGAGTTGTTCTTTTCTAATAGGTTCTTTCGATACAATCCATGGTGTATTTTCATTTAATACATACGGATTATGCTGAATAAATAATATATCAGAAAACATATCATATAATCTTTCATTCAATCGTTTCAACTTACTCGTTAATAAAAATGTCTTATAATGTATCTCTACAATATCAAGCCATTCAATAGGAAAATATATAAATGATACACTTTCGTTTAAAAGAGGCTCTACTATATTTTCAAATGTTAACAACTTTAATTTTTCCATAAAATGATTACTTCCTTTCTTCATTTTTCTTAATCAACAAAAACTAGAAAAATAATTACTTAATCTAATTAATTTAAACCAAGTATTTAAAAGAAAAGTAAAAACTATTTATCCAAATAAAACATTACCAAAACGCCCCTTTTAAAAATTAAAAGTAGTTATCATATCCAGCACCTCCGAAATCATATATCTCTATACATTTGAATTATACAATATACATAATGTATTGTATTTATCATTTACAATAACTTTACAATAAAACTACAAAAGAACACCTTAAGTCGGTGCTCTCCTTACAAATATCAACCATTATATAATTGAACATATAGATAACATTAATCCTCCAAATGAAATTGATCCTAGTAAACCTAATACAACTCCTGTTAAACATATACAATCAGCAAGACAAATGGATGACTGTGATAACGGAACAAATGACCTACTTGTACTTGATCCATATTGTTTTATTTTCTCATAATTCATATCTAACATGAAATGTAGACATGTTACACCATCCTCAATAGTATGTATAGATTCTTTTTCTAATCGCTCCAATAATATATTATTAAAAGCAATCGGAAGAGGATACTGCTTATCTAATTTCATATTTTGATAGATTAATTGTAAATGAGATAATAGATTCTTTTTCTTTTTTTCAGATGTTACAGTACATTTTATGTTATTAAGTTCATTTAATAACATTGTCAATTCATCTCTTTTCCCGTATAAATCCTTAGCTATTTTTCTCTTTAGTTTGTAAGAATGAATAATAGATTTAAATTCAATCAT